AGTGTAGTGAAGATGTTCATAAAGGCTTTTTTCTTTCTTCTGCATGATATAGTTCAATAGTTTCTAATAGTTTTGGTGCCCATTCATCTCTATGTTCTTTAAATACTACAGGCTGTTCATTATCAACATCCATAATAGTTACAAGATTTGTAATAGGCATACCAGTGCGTTCTTCCCACATTATAGCATATGCGGCTTCCTGTTGAAAGTAGTTTGTTACCCATTCACGCTTTTTTAATTTACGTGATGTTTTAAAATCAATAATACTAGGTACTCCATCAAATACACCAACGCAGTCAACCCTACCAGCAACTCCAAGATATTTGGAATATAAAGGACATTCTTGTTCATAGATTATACTAAGGCGTTCGTCAAGAATAGGTTGCAAGTTTTTCCAACTTTGTATCACATCAAATGTATATTTAGTTAGATCAACTTCATTATCAAGATACTTCTCAACAATATCATGAACTGCCGTACCTCTTGTAGAAGCACGGTGTGATATTTTATTAGCTTCTGCTTCGCCTACTCTTTGTCGCCACTTTTGTATTGAGTCTCTACTAAGTACTGAGAGTACAGTGGTGATACTAGGATATCGGTTACCTTCTGGGTCGATATATGTTCTACCACTCGGTAGGGTAATTGCTTTAAGATCATCATAACCTAAGTCAACCTTTTCGTGAATAAATTTTTTCATAATAATTAGAAGTTCCCTTGCATCTCCTTGGTCATGATATAATCTCTGACGATACCTGACCTAACTATGTCTTTCCAGTCAAAGTTAATTGTACTGAAATCTTTTAGTTGTTCAATTAGATTAATAAATTTAGGCAGACCATCACGCTCATCTTCAAAGCGGAAGTCTGATTGGTGGAAGTCACCACAGAATATAATCTTACAGTTTTCACCAATTCTTGTGATTACAGAATCCAATTCATGGAAGGTTAGGTTCTGCATTTCATCTACAATAATAATAGTATCTCTAAACGTCACACCTCTTATAAAAGATGTTGATTCAAAGTCTATTGCATTAGCAACAGTTAATTTTTGCCATGCTAGTTTATCTTGGAAGATTTCTGTAAGAATGCCACGATACGGTGCTGTGTAAGCATCTTTCTTTTCTTCCTCGTTGCCAGGTAGAAATCCAATATCACGTGTAGGTACGATTGATCTTACGATAGTAAGTTTCTCATACTCAGTCTCTTTGTCTAATACATCTTCAAGACCAAGTGAGATAGCCAAGAATGTCTTACCAGTACCAGCTGAACCAGACAAGATAAGATTATCACCCTCGTCCCATGACTCTACAGCAAGGCTTTGATTTTCTGTGATAGGTTTAAACGTTGCCATATCATCAAGACGGAGCAACATACTTTTTGTAGTTTTTCTACTCATGTTTTTATATTAGACCCTTCACCAGCATGTGCTTTCATATTTTTTAACAAGTCTTTATATCCGTCACTTGTTTTTCCTAGATTTGTTCCCTGCTGACTTACTATTTTTGGTGTGCTTGGTACTAGCTTTAGGTTTGGATTTTCTTCTAGGTGACTTTGGAGTTCCGTCCACGACATTATCACATCGTGTCTTTCGTCCTTTTGATTTTTTAGGGTGTAGCTTGGCATTAAATAGTTTCTTCCATGAGTTCCAATTATCTTCAACATTGTATCTATACATGACTTTCCATTGCCTATCTTTACCGGCTCCGGACCAAAGTCTTATAACATGATTGCCCTTCTCACTTACTTCTAATCGAAGCCAAGTTCCAGGTGCTTTAGGATCACCAAATTTTATTTCTTCAACAACTTTGTATTTAAGCTGCCCGAACATTAAACCACTCCGGAATATCACGCTTAGTCCAAGCCATTGTAAAACGGTCTTGCTTGGTTTGATAGAAGGCTTGATATGCTTCTACTGGATCACCAAGTGCAATACATTCTGGATAGTCTGCCATTGCAAGTCTGAATGGTGTTATATCATTACTGTAGTTAGTCATTACAGGTGGACGTTTAAGTAAAGTACGCATCTTAGTATCTGTAGCATGTACTTTTCCATATCTATAAGTATATTCGTCACATAGAGCAACAAAGTGTTTATAGTGCCAATTGTAATTAGAATTAGTTTCACAAGTCCATACGGTACAAGGGTGATAGTGATGAACTGCCTTGTACAGATTTTCTTCTAGGTATGGATCTGTATGTACGTAGTATTTAACCATGCGTTTACCAGATTTAGATGGACGTTTTTCCATATAACCATCTAGCATTCTGTGTGCTGTAGATAACATTTGAGCTGACTCTACAATCATCTTGACTACATGTTTGTCGCACTGTAGCTGTGCTGAGACCACTGGGTCTTTGTCTAGGATAAAAATATTCATGGTATACCATCTCCACCAAAATTAGTTTATTTATTATACCATACCTTGGTGGAGATGTAAACCCCCTAATTTAATTAATTTGCACGCCGATTGTCTATCACGGTAAGGACGTCTTCGATATGTTGGTCAATGAACTGTTGTTTCTTAGAGACCTTGTGAATGAGATCACTTCTGCCTTTCTTTTCAAGTTTCTTGATATATGAGCCTAATTCTCTCGAATCTTTTCTTAGACGTTCAATTTGTGCTGAAATCATATTTTTAGTTTCCTTAATGCAAAAAAGGCCAACACTGCAAGCAATGGGCCTTTGAAGTTGAGTTATGATGTAATCACTATTCATCTCGGAGTAAGCCAGGGAAGGCTTCATTTACAATGGGCCTTGTTAACTGTCTTACAGGTTTCTCCTTATTAATCATGGACACTACAAGTTTAGCGTCATTTGGGTCAATCGATTCAAGAAGGCCGATAAACAGCTTTTCTCTTTTTACTTTGGGCAGACGATCACCTGGCCCTCCTTTGACAAAGTTGATAAAACCTTTGTGCCTTCTAAAAAGATTTGACGGGGTGCTTTCAGGGCGATTTGGTACATAAGGTGGATCGCCTCCTGGCAAATTCCACTCTACACTAGTATCCATAGTGCCCCTAATAATGTCCTTGAGAGCCCAAGTTTCGTTTTGTTGCAAGATCCTTACACGGTCTGCTTTTGTTCGGGCCTTGTTATACTCTTCAAGAACCTCATATACAAGTTTCATAAAATAAATTCTCCTACACTTTCAATTAGTAATTTACATCGTTTCTGAATAAGATAGTTAAGAACCTTACCTTTATTAGATGAAGGATCCTGACTATCATAGGTATTTATAATATTCTTTATTACAGATGAAGGAGTTTCTGACAGATCAATAAGTTTCTTATTACGCAGATAGTTACGATAAACCTCTTCGCCAAGCGCCATAGGATCGTCGAGGAGTGCTTCTCTTTTCTTGGCAGATAAGATACTCTGTCTCCTGCTCTCTAAAAAAACATTATCATCAGACATAACATTAGGGACACCATCACCTGAGTCGCCTTTAAGGATCTTATTAGCTAACTCTAATTTAGGGTTCTTCTCTACAACCAATTTCTTAGTGAGAGGAGAATACTGTCGAATGTTCTTATGAACTTGTAACTGTTTAAAGTCACCATCTGCAGATATAATCATTACTGGTTCGTAGCGACCAAACTCTTGTGTAGACAAAGCAATGTGAGCAATAGAATCGTCTGCTTCACATCCATCTTGATGTACTACCTTATAAGGAAAGTGATCTCTGATTTCATCTCTGACCATACCAATAATCCGAAAGGCTTCAGTCCAGTCAATGGACGATTCCTCTCGGTTCTTCTTGCGCTTTACCTTGTAATTAGGAAACACATCCTTACGCCAGTTGTTCATACCATCGGCAACAATAACCATCTCGCCATACTCTTTAGCAAACTTCTGACGGTACATACGAATAGAGTTAAGGATCATATGACGGATCATATTCTCATCAACTGCTACTTTCTGTACCACAAAATTGCCAATAGCAATTGCATTATAATCAAGTAATATCATTACCAACACTTCCAATCTCTGTTAACATTTTCATTATATTCCCAACCAGCATTATATTCTTTTATCTGGTCTTCCGTCATATTCTCTAATTCAACAAGTTCTGAATTGTGAGTATCACCAGTAAAGAAATGAGGACGAGATGATCTGCGATAATAGTTATCTGCAGAGCCACGGTCGAAAGGTCCGCCATGGCGAACCGTTTCTGATTTATTAAAGGTAACATCATATATAGTACCTTGATATTCAAAGTATTCACGATCTTCCATTATTAATTCTCCAAACTTTATAAGCCCTGATAGTTAAATCAGTTTGTGCCAAAGGGGCACGTTGAATGAAAGCGATGAGTTGATCAAAGTCCATTCCGAGAAATTGACACTGTTTATTTAAAACAGTCATTGCACCTTTAATTTGCATATTACGCTACCTCCTGAAAACCAAAGTTAGAAACAACAAACCTAGAACCAGTCTCATCTTCTTCGATGATATCACCAACTGAGATAGAAGCCATACGAGTGTTATGAGGACCACGGTCGATAGCTGACTCAGGGCCAACATTACCGATATGAAATACTTGATCCATGCTGTTAGCTTCGATCATGCAAACTTTGCCAAAATGACCATCAGTCCAAGCATTAGCTGCTATATTAGCAATGCCTGTACCATCGAAGTCAAACTGCATATCTCTTTTAGCTTTATATGCTGCATTAGGTTGATCTGCATTCACAGCAGCGATGTCTGATTCTGAAAGAGCGATTTGATAAACTGAATATTTCATAGTGTAGTTCCTTAGTTATTGTTTCTATAACTAATATACCACATACGAATACAGATGTAAACAACTAATTTGCTTTTTTTACAATTATTTTTAAAATAACGCTAAAGTGTATCTTTTATGTTACACTTCCATAGGTCTTCAAAGTCTGGTTGACAATTAACTAGACGTTCATGGTTATTCCATAATCTTTTAAAATAACTGTTGTACATACTCTCTATATCTTCAGATGAATATGTTAATGGTATTAAATGACCTTTGACTGCATAGAATATCTCATTCTGTCTCTTTGTCCCGTTCGTCAATAAACTTCTCCTTTAGGTGGCCAACGTGTTTGGCATGGATTTTTAAACCAATAAATTCATTATAGTATGAATCGTCAAAGAGAACATTTCTATCAAATTGTTCTTTTGCTTCATAATAACTCATTTCTCCTTTAGACGTACATAGTCTAAGTATACGCCTTTCCCACCGTTCTGGATCAGATGCCTCAACGAGTAACTTTATTTCCTCGTTAGAACCATAGTATGTTTTCCAATCAGATTCCTTCTTTACAACTCTTTTTCTTTTCTTACCTTTTAACGGTTGTAGTCGACGTGTAGACCAGAAGCCTTTTTTGCCGATATACTTTTTCCCGTTAGCGGTATCATTGACTTCATATACAAATCCCACCCAAGTGGCTAACGCCTCCGGGGTGGGATTAAAATTTTCTTCTTCAAATAGCCACATAATATATCCAGTTCAAGTATTCTTAGAACTATTTATACAGCAAATGATTCTCCGCATCCACAGCTAGCAGTGGCATTAGGGTTCTTAACTGTAAGATAACTACCACCTAGTTCAGTAATATAATCTACCTCACAACCAAATACAAACATTTCTGCCATAGGATCTAGCCATAGATTTTCTACTGTAGGTTTTTTGTCGGTAGTTCCCCATTCGTATTGGAACCCAGAACACCCACCGCCTTTTACAGTTAGTGATACATTAGGTTTACCTACACTTGCCAAGTATTCTTTTGCTGCTGGTGTTACTGTTAACATTTAGTCCTCGTAGTCCTCGAACATGTCTTTATCTATATCGATTGGATGCCCGCACATTGGACAGTGCTCTGGTACATCATCTGAATTTTTTACCTCGACAAGACAATGTGCCTCACACATTGGACATTCTATCTCGTGGTTTTTACTGCTCAATTTATTCTCCTATGCTTCACACGCTGCACAATTCATAATATCTCTTACCAATTCTTGAGCAGGGTTAGCTGATCTTTGATAATAGAATGTTTTTACACCTAGTTTCCATCCTTCTATAATCAATGCATTTACATCCTTAGCTGGTACATCAGGGTGGATTAGAATGTTTAAACTTTGCGCTTGGTCTATATATTTCTGCCTTGCAGCAGCTTGTTGGACAATGACCAATGGTGATATTTCTGAGAATGTTTTAAATACATCTTTCTCGTTTTGAGACAAGAAGTCTAGTTGTTGTACAGAACCACCATGTTTAAGAATATCCATCCAAGTTTCAACATCATCTTTTTCGTGTAGTTCTAATACTTTCTTTAGATATGGGTTACGATAAGTAAACTTACCTTTTGCCAAATCTTTAGTAAAGTAATTAGATGCTAATGGTTCAATAGATGGTGATACTTGACCTAGAATAAATGATGAGCTTGTAGTAGGAGCAATAGCACAAGTAGTAAGATTGCGCATACCATATCCTAGCATACCTTCTGGTTCACCATATTCTTCTGCTAGTTCTTGTGATGCTAACTTAGCACGTTCATCAATAAACTTACTGATCTCTGTTGCTTTAAGATGTGCTTCAAAGGACTCAAACGGAATCATACTAGCTTGTAGATAAGAATGCCAGCCTAGTTGACCTAAACCAAGAGCACGCCAACGAAGTGCAAAGTTATATGCAGATTCCATAAACGGAATGCCTTGTGTCTTTTCAATATATTCTTCCATTACAGCATCTAAGAAATAGATCATTGTCTCGACAGCATCTGTATCTTTCCACTCGTCATATGTTAACAAGTTCATAGATGCTAGATTACAAACAAACGACTCATCTTCATTAGAAGGTAGACAGATTTCTGAACATAGATTAGATGCCCAGATTTTAATATTGTTATCACGCAAGACACGTGGTGCATTATTGTTTACTGTATCTTTAAAGAACAGATAAGGATAGCCACTCTCTCGACGTTTACGCAAGATACGAGCCCACAAGGTTCTCTTATCTCCGTCTCCATCAATCATAGATTGCATCCACTCATCACCAATACAAACACCTAGGCTCATATTAATAATAGAAGAACCTTCCTCACGACACTCTAGGAACTCCATAATATCTGGCGACTCAACATCAAGATAACCAGCAAAGGATCCTCTACGAACATTACCTTGTGCAACAACATCAACTGTTGTTTCGGTTAAGTTCATAAAGTGTACAGGTCCATCAGCAGTTCCACCAGATTTAATTGGCTCACCCCGTGGGCGAAGCGCACCATAGTAGCCAGAAGTGCCTGCGCCCATCTTAGTCTGCATACCAACTTCTGCAGTTTTCTTTAGAATGGACTCCATGTTATCATTAATAAAGACACCATTACAAGAAATAGGTAAACCTTTCTTAGTACCAAAGTTTGACCATACAGGAGATGACAGAGAATAGAAACCACGACTCATGTAGTCATAGAATTTATCTGCAAAACCTTCACTATCTAAAATTGTTTCTGCTGTCTGAGCAATATTTCGTACTCTTTCTTCGACAGTCATATTTCCGTCAATGTAGCCACGAGATAAAAATATCCGTGACTCATCGTTAGCCCATTCAAAGCCCATTATCTACTCCTTAAAATAAGTCATCAGCGGAAATGCCTTGACCTTTTGCATATTCAACAGGACGTTTCTGAAAGAAATCAGTCATGTTGGCTCCATATAGTTCTTCATCGAACCAGAATGTTTCATCAACGTATTCTTGATTATATTCAATTTCACTACTATCAAAACCAATGGCATCAATTGAATCTGCCATGCGCTTTGCAATAAATGATTTAAGAATATCAGCACTCAGACCTGGTGCGGAATGTCCGTCCATAATCCAATCAATCACTTTACTTTCTGCTTTAAGTGAGTCGATACATTCTTGTTGTACACGTGCTTCTAATTCTTTATCAAACAACTCAGGGTATTCTTCACGGAGAGTTTGAATTAGTTTGATACCTACTTGTGCGTGTAGCATCTCTTCATTACGTGTATATTGCACTTGCTGAGCACAATCTTTCATTACTGCTTTATTACGGTTCATATGCATAATAATATAGAATTGACTAAACAGACTTACATTTTCAACAAAGAGTGTAAACAACATAATAGAATAAATGTATTGTTTACGTTCATCTTTATATACTTTTTTATTATACTTGCGCAAGTAATTAACTCGCCCTTTGATTACATCTACATTAAGGTTCTCTTCAAACACGTGTGTGAGATGTAGCACATCAAGAATTTTCTCATAGGCCATATTATGGATAACCTCTGAGTTGGCCATTGCATAGCCTAAGTCTTTAATTGATGGATGTGGTAGATGATTGCCTACATCAGCCCAGAAAGATTTTACTGCAATCTCAATCTGGCCAATGGCAGACATTGTCTTAACAACAACTTGTTGTTCTGCTGGTGTAAGATCATTTTTAAATTGTGAATAGTCGGACCGAAAGTTGAACTCCTCTGGTGTCCAAAAGCCTTTCCAGATTGCCTCTATGAATTGTTTGGTCCAAGGATAGAGGTCGGGCTTTCTAGCGATTTGCTCCGTAAATAGCATTTAATACTCCGTGAAAATATGAATAAGGGAAATACCTTATCTCATTAGGTAGTATTATATATCATATCAGGTATCTTGTAAACAGCTAAATGTAGTAAAATGTAACAATTATTTTCTAAATATTGTATCTTTTTTTGAAACAGTTTTATTCTTTTGTTTCAGGCTCTTCAGGTTCTTTAGGAGCTAGTGCTTCCTCATAGTAACCAACGATTGCTTGCTCATCTTTAATATATCTGCGAAGATCACCAATACCAATTGCAAGGTTTTCATATCCTTTTGGTGTAATAGCAAAGAGTACAGCTGAACCAGTAGATGCTTCAATCTCTGCAATCTTTTCTTCCATATTTTCAGGCGTCAAAATAAACCATTCCACAGGTGGAAAGTTAACACCTTTAGGTGGTTCTTGAATAGGAATTCTTTGTTCGACGTATTCAGTCTTTACTGCTACTGTCGGTTCCGCTTGACTCCCCAGACACCCCATCAGCATCAGCGGTGATAGGATCAGGAGATGTTTCGCTTTCAATTCTTTGGATAAGTCTGTTAACCGCATTGTTCACTCTTTCTTCCAAGCCTTCTGGATCTTGGATTGCTTCCATAGTTAGATCAATTTTAGCCAATACACCTCTTAGTTTATCAAGGTGTCTTGACGATTGCTGTAACCTCCTAGTAAGGTTACGATTTAATTCTTCATTTCTTTTAGCATCAGCTTCCATAGTCTCAACTGTATTCTGTAGAGTTTCCGCTACATTTACTAGCTTGACATTATTCTCTCTGAGTGTAGCTATCGTTGCTTGTGTAGAATCATAATAATATTTTCCAGCATAACCAATAGCTGCCATCATACTGAGAATAAAAAGTGCAATATAAAGTTTAATCATGGTTTAATACTCCTTGATTTTTTTCTCAATAGCAGTCATAATTTTATTATGAGTTTTACTTAAATATCTATCTGATCTAAGGCGTTTTAATGCTAATCTTGTCTGAGCAGCATACTTCTTTTGAAAATCTGCAGGACGTGTATCAATGTCTTGTACATTAGCAAGACGATCTGCTAACTTAACAACTAATGCCCAACTAGACATTTTAGCCATTTTGTTTGCAATGTATTCACCCTTGCCAATAGCATCAGATGCTTTTTTATCTGTAGTTAGTTGCTGAACCATATCTGCTACTAAACCACCAAATTGTTTAACCAAATCTGCATAAGTTGTGTCAGTATCTTCCAGTGTATCATGTAGATAAGCTGCTTGGATTAATGCAGAAAGGTTATTAGATTTTTTAAATTGTTTTACAAATCGAGCAACTTCTTTAGGATGATCAATGTATTCACCACCACTTTTCCTAGACTGGCCTTTATGAGCCTTTGTTGCAACTCTTAATGCCTTAAGAGCATTTTCATTTAGCGATTCTGGCTCACCAATATAATCTTTAAAGTTAATCATCTTGATGGTTTATAAACTTACGGAACCTTTTAAGTAGAACCGGATGTTTATCCTTTCTCCTGCGCTTATCTGTTACAGATATTTCTTTTACTCTCGGACCTGTATTAGGAGCCATATCAACGCCACCATGTGCTATTGAATTTGTTGGTGCATCTTCTTTAACTTTTTTCTTCATCTGATTAGTTCCCCTGCAGTAACGTATATGTTCTGCATAGATTTTAAATGTATCACTTCATAGATGTCTAAACCTAATACATCACCAACAGGATAACAGTTCTCTGGTATCCGTACCTGATCTCTTGTCTTTACCAATTCTTCGCAGTTCTTGTTTAGAACCTTATCACCATTTACCCTATAGACACCTGGCGATAACTGCTTTTCTTCTAACATAAACCATTCGTTGTTCTCAGCTAGTAGATCAAGAGGATCAATATTACTTTCTTTTAGAACCTTATCAAAGTTACTTACACCATATTTCTCTTTCATCAAGTAAAGAGCAGCTGCATAAGAACCTAGTTTCTTACCAGGGATTAGTTTCTTAATATTAAACACTAGCCTATGAAATGTATTA